TATGCTTGACCATTCGGCACAAAAAGACCATTCTTATGTCGGTCGGGTACTTTCGGAAATTACCCAATTTGTACAACAAACAAACACACATCTTTTTTTGGTTGCACACCCAAGAAAAATGGAATCCGACAATGGCATTTTTAAAATACCAACGCCCTATGATATAAGTGGTTCATCTGACTTTTTTAATAAGTCTTATAATTGTTTAACCGTTTACCGGTCAATTGGCGAAATGACAAAATATGAATCCGATTCGGTGCAAGTACATATCCAAAAGGTTAAAAGAAAAGAAAACGGAAAACAAGGATATTTCACCGTTGCACCTGATTTTAAAAATGGGGGTGTATATAAACCCATTGATGAAAAGAAAAACAGAATCACAGTCGTAAAAGACACGATACCTTTTTAATGAATCTAAACGAATATTTTGATGCGTTTCGATGGTGTGAAAATAACTCCATCCGATGCTATCCAAAACCTAAAGGAAAAGAGTTTATTTTAGTTTATGAGATAAACGGACAACCCAAAACATCCGGCAAAACATATTCCAAAAAAGAATATGACACCAAGTGGAAAGAATTTTATATTTACCTTTACAAAAAATTTAAAGATGTTTGAAATTGAATTTTTTCCCCTTTACGGTTTCACGGTTGGTTTTAATTATTCTAATGATAACCTTTTGGAAATAGATGAGGAAAAAGATTTTAAACACACCATCCAAGTGTTCATTGGAATATTTGGATTCAACATTAATTGGTACATTGATAAATAAAAAAGGAAATGGGAAAAAGGGTAAACATTTCGGTGATCAAACCGAATGAGGAAAATCCTCGTTTTATAACTGACCAAAAATTCAAAAAGTTAGTTAAATCAATAAAAGAATTTCCGCAGATGCTTGAAGTCCGACCACTTGTCGTGGATGAGAACTTTATGGTATTGGGTGGTAATATGCGTTTGAAGGCATTAAAATCTGCCGGTGTTTTTGAGGTGCCAATCCAACAAGTCAAAGGATGGACTGATGACCAAAAAAAGGAATTTATAATCAAAGACAACCTTGGATATGGGGAATGGGATTGGGATATTGTTGCTAACGATTGGGACATACAAAAGTTAAAAGATTGGGGAATGGATTTGCCAGATTTTCCTGATCCTGAACTTGATGCGGAGGAGGATGATTATGAGGAACCCGATGATTTGCAAGTGGATGTTGTTTTGGGTGATTTAATAGAAATGGGAGAGCATCGTTTGCTTTGTGGTGATAGTACGGATTCTGATCAGGTTGCAAAACTTATGGATGGCAAAAAAGCGGATATGGTTTTCACTGATCCGCCTTATGGAATAAATGAAAAAGGTGATCGAAGCAAAAGAGGTGGTTTAACTAAAGGCAACAATCTGCCTGACTTTAAAGATGATTCAATTCAATACGCAATTGATGCTTTTAATAATCCACAAAATATAAATATACCAACGCAAGTTTGGTTTGGTGCAAACTACTACTGCCATTCAATTCCTCAAGGAAATAATTGGCTTGTTTGGGATAAAAGGGTTGAAGAAAAACAAAGGGACACGCAGAGTGATTGTGAACTTGCTTGGATAAAATCAAAATATAACTCTGTTAGGATATTTAGGCATTTGTGGAAGGGAATGATGAAAGATAGCGAAAGAGGTCAAAAAAGAGTACACGCTACGCAAAAACCAATTGCTTTAATTGATTGGTGTATTAAAGAGTATTCAAAAGATGCAAAATTGATATTAGATTATTTTGCAGGAGGTGGCTCAACAATGGTGGCATCACACCAACTAAAACGCAAATGCTACGGAATGGAACTTGATCCAAAATATTGTCAAGTTATAATTGGTCGAATGATAAAACTTGATCCAAATATTGAGGTTAAAATCAATGGCAAAAAATATCACTAATTTTGTAATATGAAACAAAATGCAACTGCTATAAAAAAGAGAGCGATGATCGAGGCATTGGAAAAAACCCTTGGTGTGGTTACAACTGCCGCAAAGATGGTTGGCATTGATAGGGTTACCCATTACCGGTGGTTGGAGGCTGATGAGGAATATCGTGAAAACGTTGATGATGTTCAAAATGTTGTCTTGGATTTTGCTGAATCGGCATTGCATAAGATGGTTGAAAATCACAACCCTGCGGCAACTTTATTTCTATTAAAAACAAAAGGGAAAAAACGAGGATATATTGAACGCCAAGAAATTGCCCACGAAGGAAATGTCCAATCTACACTAATAGAATGGAAACCGGCAGACAAAGAAAAGTAGAACAAAAGTGCAATCGCCAATTCTACGATTTAATAAATTCAGATAAAAGATTCAAAGTCCTACAAGGAGGTACCCGGAGTGGCAAGACATATGCCATTTGTCAATATGTGGCGTACATTCTAACGACCGAAAAAGAACCATTGACCATTTCCCTTATAAGAAAAACTTTACCGGCATTAAAAGGCTCTATTCAAAGGGACTTTATTTCTATATTGGAACAGACCGGAATGTATTTTGATGGCAATCACAATAAAGCGGAGAACACTTTTAGGTATGGCAAACACCTTGTGGAGTTTTTGTCGGTTGATGAGCCGCAGAAAATCCGTGGTCGTAAACGCAACATAGCCGTGTTAAACGAGGCAAATGAATTATTACTTGAGGACTTTCGCCAAATCAATATGCGAACCACAGACAATATCATTATGGACTTCAACCCATCCGACCCGGTTCATTGGATATATGATGACATCATTCCAAGGGAGGATTGTGACACTTGGATAACCACATATAAAGACAATATGTTTTTATCGGATGACCTTGTTTATGAGATTGAAAGGATGCGTGAGCGTGATCCGGATTATTGGAGGGTGTTTGGCGAAGGGCAAAAGGCAGTCTTTTCCGCTCGGCAGATATTCAACAATTGGAACTTTATTCCCCACAAAGATTTTCCTGAATTTGATTTGCATACCGAGGCGGTCATTGGATTGGATTTTGGATTTAGCAACGATCCCTCAGCGGCATCAATAATTTTCCGAAAATCAGATAAATTGTATGTTCACGAAATATTGTACAACACCGGGATGACCAACGGTGACATCGCTGATTATTTCAAGGCAAATGGTTATGATCAAGTGTTAACGTTTTATGATAGTGCAGAACCAAAGTCCGGGGAGGAACTCCGAAGGGCAGGGTTATTATGCAAACCGGCAATCAAAGGTCAAGGATCAATCACCGCCGGTATTTCATTACTCAAGGAATACGATGTCATCGTAAGCCAAGAATCAAAAAACATATTCAAGGAATACAATGGGTATTATTGGGAACAATTAAAAGATGGCACAATCATAAATAAGCCAGTTGACCGTTTGAACCACCAAATGGACTGCCTTCGATACGGCGTTTATTCGCAATACTCCAAGCGAAATGACTTCTTTGTTATTTAATTATTATTTTTGTAAAAATATAGACTTTAATGGCATCAATATTCGATAATTTCAAAAGGCTCGTGACTAAAAACGGTCAAGCCACAAATTCACAATTTAATCGGGCGATATATAACTTTTTAGGCGATACAATCATCACAAGTGCTGAGAATGATGATTCGTATATCAATAAGGGTTATCGTTTCAACTCAACCGTTTATTCGATTGTCAATCTCATTACAAAGGCGGCATCAACAGTTCCGTTCCAAGTCTATGAGGTGCAAAGTCAAAACGCACTTAAAAGATACAAGGCACTAACATCAAACGGATTCGATGCCAATGCAGTCCATAAATCTCAAGTGATTTTAAAGAACTCTATGATTGAATTGGAGGGAACTGAAATACACGAACTATTAAACCGACCAAACCCCGCACAATCTTACGCATCTTTTTTGTCTGAGGTCATTGCATTTGGTAAGTTAACCGGAAACCGTTACATCTACGGAATTACACCGGAGAGGGGTGCAAACCAATCCAAGTATGGTGAACTTTACGTTCTACCAAGTCAAGCGATGGAAATACATTCCGGTGGCTTTATGAAACCGGTTGACCATTACACTTTGGAATACAATGGCACGTTTCAAATCGATGCGGATGATGTTTGCCACATAAAAGATTTCAATCCTTATTTCGATGGGTCAGGACAAAATCTTTATGGAATGTCCCCACTTAGGGCGGGACTTCGTTCAATGGATGCCAACAATGAGGCACTCACTACCGGGGTCAAATATTTACAAAACCAAACGGCAAGGGGTGTTCTTATGTCTGAGGAAGGCGATTTGAATGAAGTACAAGCCAAACAACTCAAGGAAAAATTCAGACAACAATATCAAGGTTCAACCAATGCCGGGGATGTTATCATTACCCCCAAGAAGTTGTCGTGGGTAAACTTTGGATTAAACGCCGCAGACCTTTCCCTTATCGAACAGTACAACACCACCATCAAAGACCTTTGCAATGTTTACAATGTCCCGGCGGTGTTGCTTAACAATGTTGAATCGGCAACGTACAACAATATAAAAGAGGCACGAAAAATGCTATACACCAATTCGGTGATCCCGGAACTTATGAAAATAAGGGATGAACTGAATCGTTGGTTGGCACCAAAGTATGGCGAAAAGGTGTTTATTGATTTTGATTATACCACAATCCCGGAACTGCAAGAGGAAACCGACAAGGTGGTTGCTCAGATGTCCCAAGCGTGGTGGCTTACACCAAACGAGAAACGTGCGGCGATGTCTTATGGTAAGGATGAAGAGAACGAAAGGATGGATGAATACTACATCCCGGCGAATCTTTTGCCACTTGGTGATTCCGATATGCCCGATATGACACCCGAACCAATAGAGATTGAACCGGCAGAAAAAAGACAGGTGCCGGGGATGAACGATATATTTACAACAATTAGTGAGGCGCAACAACGAGCAAACGAAATGGGTGGTGAAGGTTACCACCAACACACTTACGATGGTTATACCGTTTATATGCCATTTGAAACTCACGAGGAATATGAGGCGGCAAAAGACAATCGCCTTGATGAATTTTATGGCGAAATGGATGCCGATTCTTTTGACTACAATTTCGAACTCGATAGTCGATATGATGATGATGAGGATACCGACTCAGATGAAGGAGAAATCATCCAAAAAGCACCTCAAATTCGTGGCGCAATGGAAACGGCGTTGCGTAACAAAGTAAAAGACCATAATGAGGAATATGGTGACAACCCGGCAAAGAGAGCAACCTATTCAATGTTGGCAAGGTCATTTGTAAGGGGGATTGGTGCATATCGCACAAACCCATCATCTGTTCGCCCAAATGTATCAAGTGAAGATCAATGGGCATTGGGTAGGGTCAACGGATTACTTTATGCACTTAGAACTGGCAAATTCAAAAGAAGGGCATACGATACCGATTTACTCCCGGAGGAACACCCATTATCATCAAAAGGCAAAACAGAAAAGGCGGAAACTTATTCCGATTACCCACAAGGTGCAACCAACAACGCCAAGCGAATGTTGGAATGGCGTGAGAAATATGGTCGTGATGTTGTCCGGGGTGGGACAAATATAGGTTGGCAAAGAGCCAATCAACTTGCAAGTCGTGAGGCATTATCATTGGACACCGTAAAGCGTGTCAACTCATTTTTAGCAAGGCACAAGGACAACGCAAAGATTGACCCACAATATAAAGACGAACCCTGGAAAGACCGAGGATATGTTGCATACAACCTTTGGGGTGGTGCGGCTATGGTATCTTGGGCAAAGCGTATTTCTGAAAACGATTAAATATGTTCGATAGGGAAACTTGGCGAAATGAATTTTCCCAACAACTCGATATTGGAGAAAAAGCCGAGGTTGCGAAATTCAAACGATATTACAATGAACAGTACAAAACCGCCGTTGATGGTTTTCTATTGGACAACAATCCAAGAGGTGGCGATAATCTATTCAAACCAAGAGAACTTGAAAATCTTTACGTTGGATTATATACCAATATCGGGTTACGATTTGCTAAGTGGTACGCCAAAACTTTTGACCGCTTAATATCCAAGCGACAAGATGTTTCCGGGTTTGATGATGTTTGGAGTGAGGGGTTTGCCGAAGCCGGTCGAAAGGTTGCTGGTCAACGTATTGTATTGATCCAAGGAACTGCTAAGGCGGAAATTATAAAAAACTTACAACGATTAATGCAAGACCCGGAGTTTATGGCGTTAGGTGCTGACCAAAGGGGTCGCATTTTACGTTCAAGATTCAATAAACTATCTGCATACCAAGCGGAAAGGATTGTGCGAACTGAGGCAACTTATGCCGCCAATCTTGGTGCAGAGAGGTCTGCTCTTGATATGTTTGGTGCAAGTGGTTTGCAAAAAGAATGGTTGACTTCTATTGATGGTCGTGAACGTGACTCCCATCGGATGACCAATGGTCAAGTGGTAGATATGGACAAACCATTTAACGTTGGCGGTGAACTTCTAATGATGCCGGGTGACCCAAGAGGAAGGGCGGCAAATGTTGTCAACTGCCGGTGTGCGGTTGCACACATACCAAAACCGGATGCACAACCCACAACACAACTTGAAGGTTTGGCATTTGGATTGGCTGGGGAAATTGCGGCACAAAATTTTATTGATGAAATTTAATATCTTTGCAATATGAATAATATTATATTTAAGCAGTCCCCAATGGGGGAACTAATTGATGCCGATGAAAAAGCGGGAATCGTAAAAGGTTACGCATCGGTGTTTAACAACGTTGATTCTGACAATGATATAATCAAATCCGGGGCATACAAAAAAACCATTGCCGAAAATGGTAGAAGGGTAAAGTACCTTTACCAACACGATATGGACAAGCCTATCGGGAAAATGGTTAATTTGGAGGAAGATGAGAAAGGTCTTGTTTTTGAGGCTCAGATTGCCAAGACCCAATTGGGAATGGATGTCATTGAACTAATAAAAGCCGGGGTGATTACCGAAAACTCTGTTGGTATTCTACCTATCCAAAAAGAAATGGTGAATGGTAGGCGTGAAATTAACGAGGTGAAACTCTACGAGGTTTCTGCCGTTACACTTGCCGCTAATGACCAAGCAATGATTTTGGATGTCAAGGGCAACGTTGACCCAAATAAAGTAATTAAGCGATATGATAATATTGCAAAATTAGTCCGCAAAGGGAATATATCCGATGAACTTGGATATACTCTTGAGGCGGAAATATTAAAACTGAAATCTATTTTTATGAATATTACCACTTCGCCAACTGACATTGAGGTTACGAAGCCGGAAGTCGTGAAAGGAGATTCAACCGAAATTTATAACTATTTGTTTAACGTTCTAAAAAAATAATAAGATGAACGATGAAATTAAAAATCAGTTAGATCAAATCGGTGATATCGTAGATTCTAAGATTGAAAAGGCTTTCAACCAAGCGCAAGAAAATGCAAAAGGTGAAGTCGAGTCAAGTCTTAAAAGCGAAATCACAAATTTGACTAATGACTACAATGAAAAGATGGAAGCCGCTACAAAGAGAATGGATGCCATCGAAATGGAAAGCAAAAAAACGCTTTCAGGAGTAAACACAAAAACCTTTAAAGGTCAAATCGAAGCCGCCATCAAAGATGGTGCAATTGAGGCACTTGTAAAAGGTAACACAAACGCTGCAAGATTTGAAAT